TAATTTTAGATTTGAGTTTTTGATATTCTGTTTTAGGTGCATTTGCTTTGACAATGTGATTGTGGACTTTCCAGATAATACTCATTAATCATCACTTGTGTCAAACCTTTATAAAGATTACAAACCCAAGTACACTATAAATGAGCCTTCGTGTGAAGAAACTCTCCTATGATGCTATTATTCCAACTCGTGGTTCTGGTGGTGCTGTTGGGTATGATATTTACAGTACTGATGAGGTTCTTATACCTCCTGCACATCGTGCTCTTGTTGGATCGGGTGTAGCCATTGTTCTACCAGCGGGGTGTTATGGTCGTGTCGCACCACGATCGGGTCTTGCTGTGAAACATGGTATCCAAGTTGGGGCGGGGGTTGTTGATCCAGACTATACAGGTGAAGTCAAGGTTGTTCTTTTCAATCACGGACACACCGACTTTCAGGTAAACAAAGGTGATCGTATCGCACAACTCATTCTTGAGAAATGCGATACACCAGAAGTGGTGGAAATTGGTCTCCTTGAGGAGACCGAGAGAGGTTCAGGTGGATTTGGTTCTACGGGCGCTTAAGTCAAACCACTCCAACGCAATTATTAAGTTAAGAAATGGATCGCCACCACCTACTTGCCTTGTTGGACACGCTTCAAGAGAAGTATGAGTTCCAAGATGGAGAATATAAAGAGTTCGCAGAAGCCATTGGGGGTAAGAAGAAACCTTTAGAATTCAAAGAAAACGATCTGGTCAAAGTGGAATATGACCATATCGAAACGACGGTGGATGTTGATGAAGGTGAGTTAATACCGAAAATAAGTGTACACGAAAAGTGTTCTACCATTTGGAAGATTATTCCAGATGTGAGCGCGTACCACGTCTCATCTCGTAGAAATGTGGGTTGGTCTATCAGTTCAAAGTATCTTAAAAAGGCGGAAATGAACCTGAGTGCTATACAGCATGTAGCTAAGAATCTAGCTGAAGATTTATTTACAATTTTTAGCATGGATGATCACCAGGTAAAACATTGTATTCGTGTTAAATCTATTGAGGTCCTCTAGTAACCATTGTACCACAAATCTTCCGCCACTGGCATAAATAAAATACCTTTTCGCATCGCCATCCACAATTTCGCATGATCAATATTTGGATAGGACCATAACATCCACCTTTCCCAATATTCGGTTGAATACCAATCGTCCCAATCCTCACAGGTGCTATTATCAATCATGAGCATACCCCGATGGATTTCGTGTATGTCTGTCTCCAGTCGTAGCGTCTCTGGAACAATAGCACCCTTCTCGATGAGGTGTGTACGCATGCGTTGAGAATCGCGGTGATCTGTGTAATCCTCAACACCAACATGTCCAAAGTTAATGCTTCTCTTGTTGGGGAGAATCACTCTGTACTTGTGAGCTGGGGATAGGCTTGGGCTGAGTACAACGCGCATTATATTGTACCTCATCAATAATTTTATTTCTTCTTTGCGCGTTCAAGAACCACAAACTTAAGATCCGCCTTTTTCACTTGACCACGAGTGAAAGGATTCTTAAACAATACCTGATTTCCATTGGCGTTGAGAGCTTTAGTCATAGACATACGCGCAAGTTGTCGGAAAGATTCGGGAGACAAGTACAATTTGTTAATCTTCACAGCCTTGTCACCAGTCTTGAAGTTTTCATACTTGATTGGGTCAGATGGGAGATTATTCACACTCATCTTTTTCCATGAGATTTTCTTAGTCTTTGCGTTCTCATTTGCATTCTTCTTCATCTGTTTCTCATTTTTTATATAGTTGGATGTATTCGGTCTATTAGTGTTGTTAGCAAAGCTAAGACGACGGCGCACCGGGCTATTCGTGTTTACCCTAAACGTCATCCGTGCGGTTCGCATACGCCTGAGATTGTTGGGGTCAATCGCACGTGGTCTGATTTGACCGATGTTATTTTCATTTGTATTTGAGTTGGCAATACGCAATCTGCGTGCCCCATTATAGTTGTTTGTATCGTAGTTCGAATTATTCATTCGTACCATATTATTATTGGCTGGGTCTCTCATGTTACAATTATTAAAGATTAAAATTGTGAAATGTGTATGAAGACATATACATCCCACGACGGTATTCAAATCAAGGTGGGTGAAAATGCTAAAGACAATGACGCATTGACAATGTCAAGTTACCCCAAAGAGTGGTGGATGCACGCAACTGGATGCCCAGGGTCGCATGTGATTATATGCCACGAGGGGGATACCATCCCCAAAGAAACGAAGAGAGATGCGGCAGTTCTCGCGATACACCACAGCAAAGCCCCAAAGACAAAGATGTCACTTGTTGATATGGTTCGCGTGGATCAAATACATAAATATGCAAACTCTAATCATGGTCAGGTACAACTCATCGGTGACTATGTAACGTTTACAATTTTTATGAATAAGGAGAGACCAAGGTTGGGGAGACTCTTAGGTATAAAGATGTGACGCACATCTATTACAAATGTCCCTCAAGAAAACTGAAGAAGTCACATCCCGTGAGAGTCCAGATGCTATGGACAAGCGCCTGTTTAAAGCCAAGTTGGCTGCGATGGAAAAGGCTATGAAAGGCGAAAAGATTCGCTACAAGTCCAAACGAGACCCCGAGAGATTCTTGGATTTCTTGGAGTATCGATTGAAGATTTGGGAAAAGCTTCAAGATGAGACATTCTACGCGAAGCGAATGTATGAAAAGACGAAGGAAGTCATTGAGGGTCTCAGTTGAGGCTCGAGTAGTGACCGGCAATGTAATACACATCTTCAAAACCCAATTCCTCTAATTTCTCTGCTGCAAATCTGGCCCGTTGTCCAGTGTTGCAGTAGACGAGTAAACCCTTCTTTGGAAGTTCCGTAGTTGTCTTCTTGTTAATTTTATTCACTGGGATGTGAACTGCACCTTTGTAATGTCCAGCTCTATATTCTGCGATTGTACGAACATCGATGACCTTCTTTATCTTTCCTGAACGAATCAACTTATTAGCTTCTTTGGAACTTACGAGATTTCTACCGGAAAAAGTATACACAGCGGCTGCTGCCACTGCACCGATAATGATAGCTGGTAACATTTAGAATATACTTAGATTTTACTTCCTGCCCAATTCATTATCTGTGTGAGTGACCACGAGCTATCAATACTGTGTGGAAGTTCCATTTTCACTAAACCTTTTCTAACCTTTTCAACATTTATACCATTTATAAGTTTTGGTACCTGCACAATGTGATTCAATTTAAACCGTTTACCCTGGGCATTCGTTATTTCCAAAAAATATGGAAAGTTTGTTACAAAGTATTTCCATGAGAGTGTCTTTCTGTTTGAGGGTGGTACATATTTATGAATGAGACCCCATACAACCCGCTTTATGAAAATGAGACGATCCCTTGGATCTTTTGGACCGAGGGGTGTCCCCAATGTATCGTGCATCATGGCTATGAAAGCTTCAATGTAGCAAAAGTGGTGCTGTGATAACTCGTCATATTGTGATATTTCAAAAGACTTTTCAAGAACCTTTAGATTTCTTATGTTAATTTTTGTATTCTTGAGGAGTCGTTTATAGTTTTCCAGGTTTGTTGTGACAAAACCACCCGTTGGTTGAAATGAAGACTGTTTATTCCGTATTATGTATTGAGGTCCATACACTTTACGAAGTTCACTTTTAAATTCACTTCTACCGGCTCCCATTGAATTGAACAATCTAATTGATTTATCATTGTGATTAATTTTAGCGAGCGCATAATGACCATCACCACTTGAATATGTATGTGCGATATGAAGATACTGAACACCATCACGATTATTTGTAGGTTTATTCATATGTGATGTTTTACGACATTGAAACTTGAAGTCGTAGTTAGTCTCCTTTTTTATATCTTTCCCAATCTGCTCAAAAATACCTCGACTTTGAAGAAGTTGCTTGGCAATCTCAGCGGCATCTTCGATAGCCATGAGGTGTCTCGCCGCAAGAGTTGTGTTCATACGACTTTCTATGTAATCATTTGTGTCAATGTCTGACGTTTCCCCCTTTACCCTCAAAAGGCTGTTACGGACATCTCTATTCTTGATAAGTTTAATAGGGGTGAGATTCATATCTTACATATCATTGATATTTTTAAACCAATCGTATGTAAAAGTTTTTATGAATACATTATATTTAAAATTAGTTACCAAACGCGACACCAGCCATGCCATTCTTGATACGGAGGATGTTATAATTGACCGCATACACACGGTGAAGTTGGTTACCACCGGATGGTCTTACAAGGGACAACTTAGCGTTATCAATGCGAGAAAAGTTGAGTGTACCAGTGGGTTGCATTTTGCTCATTGTGAGGCAAAATGGCCACGAGAACGTGGGAAGATCCTCGAGAACGTCATCTGGTAAATCGGTGCAATGCATTTCTGGTACAATGTTGTGGTGGTACACGTTTGATGTTTCTTCGAAAAGAGCGACACCATTAATGTAAAGAGAGGACTTCTCGAATGTGTATTCATCAAACCAGTCGTTACCCGTAGCTTTACCCGAGACCAAGTGAAGAGACTTCACTGGGTGATTGAAATAACTGAGATCAAGTTCGGTATCGGTATTTGTCGCTGGTTGATATTGCGTTTGAGTAATGAGAAGTTCATGCTCCTGTTCAGTGAAAAACTTACGCTCGTCGCTATCCAAATAGATGTAGTTTCCGTACACCTTTGGTCGACTCGTTGGCGTGTAACCATCGCGACACTTAATTCTAATTTCAACTTCGTGGTATTGGAGAGCCACGAGTGGAAGAGACTTGGTCCAATCCTCACCAAAGAAGAATGGAATTACATAGTGGTTACCACCGTGGTTAGTCTTCGCAGTATTGGTAGTGACCGCACACGACGCCTTCGCGGTACTGTCGCGCAAAAGTGGGTTGTGTACACCCTGAATGAAAAGAGAATCAAGTTGGGTCACCTTTTGACCCCCAATCCACAAACTAAATTCAGTTGGACTCGCGGCGTTGTTGGAAAACAAACCAGTGACGCTATCACCATTCAACGCAATGTTCTCGCTCTCGATCCACACATAACTTAACAAATCCCCCTTTGAACGAACTGGGATTGTAATTTCGTTATTGCTCGCAAATGTACCGATGTAGTCCATGCGTTCTGGTTTCATCGCAAAGTTGGTATAACGCTTATAGTTTTGTCGGAAGAAACTGACCTGAGGTTCACCAGTGATATACACATCCTGGGCACCTTTAGATACAAGGTCAATTAAGGCAGCTGACATTTTTACTAATAAAGTATATTAAAATTTTCGTTGGATAATTACACAACACCGACATGGTAGTCTTCCAAGCACTGACTTGGGAAGCAAGGGACGCCGATGACGAACATCTCATTAGTATCTTTGGTAAGACTGAACATGGCAAGTCGGTATGTTTGACAACATCATTCACGCCATACCTTTTTATTAAACTTCCAGCTGGTATAAACGGTCAAAAGATACAACGAATCTATGATATTATAGATCAAAAGTGTCGCGACTCTATTACATCATTCTCGGTTGCAAAATCAAAAGATGTTTGGGGGTTTCAAAACAATGAGGAGTTCCCATTCATGAAACTTAACTTTAAAGATCTTCAAGCCCGGCGCCTTGTCGATTCATTTCTAAGAAAACCCCTGGATAGAACTCCAGATCTCCATGAAATATTTGGGGTACGAAACGTAAAAGTATATGAATCCAATTTGGATCCAATGCTCCGTCTGATGCACCGCACAGGTATTCAATCTACCGGGTGGTTGGACACCGGTGATGCTTGTATTCGATCACATTTGGCAAACGTAGATATTGATCTCTTCTGTAACAACTGGACAACACTCAAACCCGTGGCGAGGGATGATATTGCACCATTTGTCGTCGCCTCTGTAGATATTGAATGTAACAGTTCTACGGGTAAGTTTCCAGACGCGGAGGTCGTCGGTGATGCATGCTTTCAAATTGCGATTTCTCTATGTACATTTGGTTCTGATGAACCATATGATAAGACGTGTCTGTGTTACAAACAAACCGACCCCAATCTGGAGGGGTGTACTATCATAAGTTTCAATACTGAACGAGAAATGTTAGAAGCATTTCAGAAATACATTCAAGAGAAAGAGGTTGATATCATTACGGGGTGGAATATATTTGGATTTGATCTTGAGTATATGTACAAAAGAGCTCGCATCACCCGATGTGACCCAGACTTTTATAATTTGGGGAGACTTCGGGATACTGAGTCTGAACTTGTGATTAAGAAGTTATCCTCGAGCGCTCTCGGTGATAATCTTCTCAAGCTTTTACCAATGCCTGGACGTTTCACATTCGATATGTTCCATGAGATTAAGAAGGGCTACAAGTTGGATAGTTACAAATTGGACAATGTCTCCAAATTGTATCTTGGGGACCAAAAGATTGATATGGCACCCAAGGAGATGTTTGCACGTTACCGCGAAGGTGACCCTGTAAAGTTGAGGGATGTTGCGGAGTATTGTATCAAGGATACTATTCTCCCACACAAACTTATGAAGAAGTTATGCACCTTGTTGAACTTGATTGAGATGGCTAAAGCCACGTGGGTCCCGGTACCGTTCCTCGTGGAGAGAGGTCAACAAATCAAGGTATTCTCACAACTTACAAAGAAGGCACGGGAATTGGGATTTATGGTTCCCACGATTCGGTACGGTGCACTCCCCGAAGAACCTTATGAGGGCGCGACAGTCCTGGAGGCCCAAAAGGGTGCGTACTATACCCCAATTACAGCCCTTGATTTTGAAGCGTTGTACCCGTCGATTATGATGGCGCATAATCTATGTTATTCAAGTTATGTGATGGATGAGAAAAAGTATGGTAATATCCCTGGTATTAACTACGAGACATTTACGATTGGTGACCGGACGTACAAGTTTGCCCAAGATGTCCCGAGTCTGCTCCCCAATATTCTTATGGAGCTCAAGCAGTTCCGTAAACAAGCTAAGCGGGATATGGCGAACGCCACAGGTTTTATGAAGGAGGTGTACAATGGTAAACAATTGGCGTACAAGATTTCTATGAACTCTGTGTATGGTTTCACGGGTGCGGGTAAGGGTATTCTCCCCTGTGTACCAATCGCATCAACGACGACGTCAAAGGGTCGCTCAATGATTGAGGAGACAAAGAACTACGTTGAAAAGAACTTCCCTGGGGCCAAGGTAAGGTATGGTGACACGGATTCAGTGATGGTTGAGTTTGACGTGGGTGATCGTAAAGGTGAGGAGGCGATTGAATACAGTTGGAAGGTTGGGGAGCGGGCGGCAGCGGAATGTAGTGCTCTCTTCAAGAAGCCTAATAATCTTGAGTTGGAGAAGGTGTATTGGCCCTACTTTTTGTATTCCAAAAAGCGCTACGCCGCCAAACTATGGACCCAAGGTAAAGATGGTAAGATGCACATGGATTATATTGACGTGAAGGGTCTCCAAATTGTTCGTCGTGATAATACACCCCATATGCGCGAGGTGTGTAAGGAACTTCTCGATGTAGTGCTCACGTCAAGTGACCCCGGGCCACCCAAGGAGTTGGCCAAGGAGCGCGCCATCGAACTTTTGTCTGGGGATATCCCCAACGACAAGCTTGTATTGAGCCAAGGTCTCTCTGATTCGTACAAAGTTGGGGGTAAAAATGTATCCATCACAAGTTCCGAGGCTGTACATATTAATCAATCACACGTGCAAGTAGTCACGAAGATGCGACAACGTAAGCCTGGTTCTGAGCCACAATCTGGAGACCGTGTTCCCTATATTCTCACAAAGACTGCAGACCCCAAAGCCAAGGCGTACGAGAAAGCCGAAGACCCCAAATATGTTGAAGAACATAACATCCCGGTGGACTATCATTATTATTTCCTCAACAAGTTTTTGAACCC